TCCGGGGCTGCAAATTTTATAATAGCACCAACCTTTATATATTTTGCTTGCGTAGTAGTAACGTATCCAAGCTGAGACACAACCTTTACTGTTTCTCCAACTGAGTTAGTTCCCCATTTATAAAAATAGCCAGTTGATAGATTTGTATTTTTGCTACTTAGATTCCAGACAGTGTCTGGGATTTGATATCTTGTAAAATTAGCGTAATGAAAATGTTGAAGCTCTCGTGTATTTAAAATTTTAGTTAAATCTTCTTGTACTATCTGTTGGACATTAGAGGTTGTTAAGAACGAAAACGTCATTGAGTTTGTGACATTTTCTTTATACAGATACCCGTCTTGACCAAATATGTTTGTCCCAGAATATTTTCCAGTAACATCACCAACATCTAAATATCTGCTTATACCACTGCTTGTTCTATTAACCGCTTTCACCTTCATCACATTTGAGAACGATGTGTACGGAATAATGTTGTAGTCTTCCCCAGTGATCATCCGTCCTTGTGTATAGTATTGTTGTGGGGCACGAAGTCGAATATCATCAATAGGCTCATTTGCTGTAGCGTTAGTTACAGTGTATTGCAATGATGCTCTAATAGTTAAACTTTCAGCAGTTCCTTTCCTAGAAACATATGGCATAGTAATAGCCACATTTTGCATTTCATCAGGGGTAATTTTGTAAGTTAAGTTATTGCTTACACGGTAATAAATCCTGTACGGACCATGAGGGACATTTGAAAATGATCCATCACCAAATACCAAATCAATTTGGTCATCCATTTTGGATAGAACTTGATACAAGTTACGCTCAACTGATTTGTTGTAGATAACGTTCACACCAGTGATAGCTGGTGTTTGCTTCCATAAAGTAGTTTCTTTAAGATCGTTGTCAAGCGCATACAACCAAATATCAGTTTGATTAATATCACTTACATTGACACCAACGACACGATTAGGTAATGCTTCACTTAACGTAAAGTCTTGGCTTTTCATTACACCTTGTTTAAAATAAAGAAAAAACCCAGTGTTTACACTACCGTTACCTTGGTTGTCACCACGATATAAAATATTAAACTTGCTAGTTGCTTTTGGCTCTACTTCATAAACATATGGTTGGCCAACTGTTGACGGGCTAGTAACTTCAAAATCTTCAGATTTACCATTCACAGTTGTAGTAAATGTAAAAACTGGTGAAGTAGTTGTCGGTATGTTTATTGTGTACTCGTCGGTTTTAACCCCATTAATAACTTGAGAGTTTCCAGATTTGCCAACCACTTGACTGTTTAGCAATGCAGCATTTAGAATTAACGTAAACTGCTCTTGCCAATTATCATTGGTAACGTCATTCCAAGAAATTAGAGTACTCGACAAGTCATTTCCGCTAGAGTCAACTATACGCTCTGACGACGAGATTGAATTAATTTTTAAAATCCCAGAGGCTGGGGTACAACGCTTTGGGGAATAGCTTACTAGGCGAGCAAGCTTTAAAATGCTATCCCTACGCTCAGCAGTGTCTAAGAAGTTTTCACGTGCGTTTAAATCTGTGCGGAACGCAAGTGATTGACCTAAGAACGCTATTAAATCTATTAGAGCTATGTATTCACTTGACTCAATAAAATCGTTAAAGTCTTCTGGGTAATAAAGACGTATATAGTCAATCATTGACTTGCGGAGAGTTTCAAAATCGTAAGATTGAAAATCCGCGTCACGAAAAGTTTGATATAATTTTTTCCAGTCTTCGGCAACTAAAAGACTGTTTTGACGAGAAGATATTGACATAGAACTACCTGTTGTATGTCAATATTTAGCTTATTCCATTAAGTATAGTTTTATATAATGGTAGATTTAAGTGTTCCCCTATCGAATTGCAACTTGAGTTTTTCAACTTGGTTTGTCTCAAGTAATCTAATTTCTAGCAATATCATTAGACCGTTTTCATATTCTGAAATGATTATACTTTCAGCTGCAATTCTTGGATCGTATTTAACAATAGTGTTTATGTCATGTTCAATTGCCAATTTTATTTCAGTAGTAAGAGGATCAAAAATGATATCCCATATTATGGTCCCAAATTTTGGATTACCTACTTTTTCACCTTTTCGTATATGTAGGTGATTATACAGATCTTGCTTGATTAATTCAAAATCTGTAAGGCGAAACTTTTTGTTTCGGTTAATAGTAGAAAATCCGTTATATATTGGCATTTAATATTTATCAATTACCATTTTTCAGAATTCCATGGCGCCTTTCCTACTGGCGGCGGTGGAGTTGGTTTAGGCTCTGTTGCTTTTTTGTCTAGCAGCACATATATTGGCCCTTTTTCAACCCCACCAGTCCCATTTTTAGACGGGCCACAACATAAATCCCTGCTATTAGATGGTTCATGTTTTGGAATAAGGGGTATGTATGACACAAAGGTTGATTTTGGTTTCCATTTAAAATACGGTGCCTTAGCAGTTGCTGACACTTCCCTATGAGTAATAGGCAACATTTTAGCTGGGATTGAATGCCATTTTGCCAAGCCAACTGCTTTTGCTGCTTCAGCTGCTGGCGCAGATGGTGCCTTAGGGCCATTCATATGAATTTGTTTTGCAGTCTCTAAGATAACACCACCAGCTAAGTGAGTAGTATTTCCTTTTGACTGAGTAATAATGTCCCCAGCAGACAAAATAGTTGTTGAAACACCAGATTGAAATGCTAATACTGACCCAGCTTTAACATCAAGTCGTTTACCAGACGTCCCCTTTAAATCTGTCCCTGCTAAGATAGTCGTAGCCTTAATTGATTGTGTCTTAAGGTTAGTATTAGTTTTAATAGTAATGTCTTTACTAGCAGATATCACTAATTCTGTGCCAACCCTCAAGTGAGTTGTTAACCCAGATTGAAGATACAAATGCTTGTCTGCCTTAAACCCTGCTACATTTTGTGAATGAAAATGTATTTCTGTTTTGGCTAACCCTGTGATTTGATCACATTGCATAACAATACTACCATTTGATGATAGATTTGTATTCAACTTAGACTGCATGTTGAACTCACCCTCAACAAACATGTTCATGTCTTTTTTAGTTCGAAAACTAATTGCATTTTCTGCATAGAACTGTATTTGTCCATCAGCAGTCATCTCAAACCAGGCTGTGCCCTCAGCGTTTCCTACGTTAATAAAACTTTTTTTAGGGTCTTCTGAGTCAGACATCATAATTTGATGCCCACGAGCAGTGCGCAATCGAATCATCTGATTTTTGTCTTTTGCATCTCCGTCATCCATAATAAACTGATGACCGCCTAGTCTATATTCAGGACCCTTAACTTTGTTTAACTCTTCCTTAGGCATGTCTTTAGGACTTGGCCTGCCAGGTGTGCTAATACCAAACACTCGAGACGGAGATTCTCGCTGAGAGCTACTCGAAATTACTCCACGTATTTTGTCATCTTCAAGACCTTGCCGCAGCAATTGCAAATTTTGTTCTTCGTGTGCTGGTTTTTTAATAGTTAAAAAATTATTCCACTCCTTATGTAATCCTTTGTTAACTTCGTTAAACTCAACTGACGGATACGGAGGACAATCTAAGTATTTTCGCAATGCTGGATCTACTGTAGTCTCGCCAGTTAAGTAATTAGTTCCAGCAATGCCAGGCACTGCATAATGAGTATGTTCTTGAAATACACTTGCAAAATAGTATCCACGATTTCCATCCCCACCAATAAATATTACCAAAACTTGGTTACCAATGTCTGGCGGTGTCATCCACATTCCATATGAATGATTAACTTTGTTATACTTGTTAGCGTCAGATTTTTCTGCTTTTTCTCGTGGCCATCGTACTGCACCCATATATGGACTGGCATAGCCAACAGTAATCCACGACGATTGCTCATTCTCTTTTCCGCCAAATTCTGGTATCCATACTTGGACTCTCCCAGCCCTAGCTGGGTCTGTGTTATTTTTAACCCAACCTATATAAGGACCAGGATCTAGGTTTGCACCATACGCTTTATATGGGTCAAGGTGTTTAGGGATTTCGGGACCAGTTAATCTATCAGTAGGCATATATTATATTCCAGCAGGAGGTTGATTTTGAATTCGGCTACACGTTAATACTTGAGTAAATTTTCCACCAGCAAATGTTGATTCTATCATTGTAACCATAAATCTGCCAGAAAAAGCACCCATACTATACTTACCAGTGCCAGGAATAGCTAGCCCATTGGCGTCATAATCTGACGCTGATAATGCAGTTATTTGTATTGCTACTTCGCTAGCGGATTGGTTTATACTTCCATTTGGAGTATGCGATGCACTTTTAACATTCCAAAACATCACATCATCTTGGCATATCCAATCTGGATCTCCGATAATTTTAAGCATAGCAGTCATCATTGACGCATTGCCGTAACGAGACATGATGTTCTCTTGCATTTCCCTTGCTTTTTCATTCTTTGAGCCATCATTCATTTTGACAGTTGCGGCAGTGTACGCAACTGGGAATACACCGCACCCAAATTGACCTTTGTCACCACTTGACAATTTTTTATAATTTTCTGCCATGCCAGACGCACCGCCGTGAGCTTTTGGGTCAAGAGTTGGTGTTACTTCTTGTCCACCAGAAACAGAATACCTGTTTTCTTGATTAGTAGTTAACATGTTATACCAAAGATTATCAAAATTAAGCTCTAAATCAAGAATATCATCATTTTTCCCAGTGAAAATGTATTGATAATCTTTTAAGGCAGTAGGCATTGTATCAATTATTGGGAAAGCTCTGTTATACGTGTTATTAACCATATATGGTACAACTCTGTACACATAATTTTTAGTATATCGATTAAACCTTGGCTCCCAATCTTTATACTCAATTCTTGGTATTATTCTAAACCATTTAACTTGTTGTGGTTTACCAGGCCCTCCACCATCTTGCTCGTCTCCAGACTGATTACCAATCCAATCACTCTCACGCAAAATTGCTGACATTACTTCATGAATTGAAGTTCCTTGAGCAAAAGATATGTTTGAGTTTAACTGTGCTTTTGGCCTAGTCATTGTTTTAATAGTAGTTTGATCAGCAGCGGCAGTCCCTGGTGTAGGGAAATACCCACCTTGCGGAGTCATGTGTTCTGCTTTAACTAGCTTACCACCGTGCATTGGATACGTTAACTCAAATGCAATAGTGTCGTGATATTTTGCATGTTGTTCAGCTGCTTGATTAGCAAACCAAGTATTTACTGCCCCGGTATAACTTCGTATATGATCATCAGTAGGTGCTACCCCCTTCACCATTGGTGGGTCCTCAGGAGCACCTTTTGGTGCAGGGGATTTTTGCTCGTAAAGTATAATTTCACCAACCTTGCTGCCAGAAGCTTCAACTCGAACTGGAGTTCCCCCAACTGTTTCCATAAAATTTTGGTGCGCTA